CAACCCAAAGGAATTCATCTCGCATAATATAAAAATAAAAATTTAATGTTTAATCAACCAAAAGTTGAGTCTGGTTCCAATGCGATATAGTAGTTCAAATTATACCTAGAATTAGTAAACTTAGACAAAAGTTTATTAGAAACAATTACATCATAAGTTCCTGGAATAATCTTAATATTTTCTACTTTAAAGTTAAAAATAAACTCACTATTAGTTTCACCAACAATGATAGAGAACTCGTTAGACGTGTCATTTTTCTTATCCCGAACAACCAGTTTAACAACACCTGCCTCACCAACAGCAGAAAGGTCTGGAAGTTGATATACAGCAGATGCCTTAATCAATTTATCAAGTTGCGAATGCTCCAATTGGAAGCATACATCTTCTGTAGGTAGAGACAACTCTTTATCGGGAGGAGTTACAATTACTTCAGGGTCAGCAAAGAAATACTTCACCCTTCGTTTACCTTCACGGATAATCAAATGAGTATCATTTGCAAAATCCAAATCAGGGTCTTGGTGAAGACTCAAACCATTAAGAAATTGATTAAGGTCATAAATTGCAAAATCCTTTGGAAAGTCTTCTTTTACCTCTGCTTCCGCAAGGATGTTTTTCATCACACTAATTGTACGAAGTCTATTACCACCTTTGACAAGAATAGATTGATTAATTGAAGCAAAGTTCTTAAGGACAGTAATCGTTTCGGGTGACAGTTTCATAATTTCAGTTTTCTTCAATAAGGTCAAGATGGTCAATCAACAGCATAGTATAATGAAGGACTTTAAACAAGTCTTGTCGAGGAGTCCCTTTAGAATCATAACGATCAATGTATTTTACAACATTCCCAGCAAAGAAACCTTCCTTACGGGAATTTTTAATTTTGTCAAGAGTTTGTTCCCCACTATTACTATCAGAATAATGTTGATTATAAGTATTACTTAAATACTGTTTTAATTTTTCAAGAATTTTCCCCTCATTATACTTCCAATCAGGTTCTTTGGAAGCAATATCAAAAGTAATAGTATCGGGTGAATATGATGAATTACCAGTTAGACTAATTCCATCAAACTGCCACCAATCATTCAGACTCATATGTGCTGCTTGTGCAGCACCAAAACTAATAGTATCAGTTCCAGAAGATCCAACAATCGTATCGTTCAGAATGTAATTTTCTTCCATAATAAAATAGGTAGTCAATATTAGTATATTGATTACCTATGATTTTGTCAAGTGCTGATTTTACTAAATCCTTTAACTTTTTCAACTCTCAAGACATTCTCAAACATATCAATCAGTTCCTCAGTTTTATGGGAGATTACTATAATATTTGCATCATCAATAGTATATCTAATTATCTTACTGAAATATTCAATTCCTGTTCCATCAAGAGAACTGTCAAATACTTCATCAAGGATTAAAAGATTTGTCCGTACTGAGTTTTTTAATCTTGCAATATCTCTCCAAGTAAAAAGAAGTGCTAAATTTATCCGCATTTTTTCCCCTTCTGAAAAAGATTGATAGGAAAAGTCTTCATGGATAGCAGACTTAATAACTTCATTAAACTCTTCATCTAAAGTAAAGTTTACATAAAAATCCATCATTTGCAGATACTTGTTAATCTGCTGATTCATAAGAGGAAGATACTTTTGGATTATCTTAGATTTAACACCACCATCTTTTAATAAGCTCTGAGTGAATGAATAATAAGAATTAAGTTCTCTATACTTACTCCTATCATTGTTCAGTTTATTAAGTTTTTGTTCTAGTTTTTCTAAATTGCTTTTTTCAATATTTGTGTCTGCATTCCTTTCGGTAAGTTTTTGAATTTCTTGTTCCAATTCTCTTTTTCTTTTTGAGGATTGGTTAATTTTAAAATTATTGTTAAAAATGTCATTATTGAGTTGAGTAATCTCCTTTGTTAAACGAACGAATTCCCTTTCCCGTTCTTCTTCCTCAATGATTGATTTTTGCAAATCAACAAGACCATCATTTAATTCTTTGATTTTATTTTTTTGGTCTTCGATTTTATTTAACCTAAATGAGTCCTCTAAATTCTGAGTACATGTTGGGCAAACCGTATTTTCCTCAAAAAATAATATGTTTTCATTTTCTGAGGTAATTTTATCTTGGAGTTTAGTTCTTAAAGATTCTAACTTTATAACCTTTTTGCTAACTCCAGAAAGTTCTTCAAGTTCTGGTTGAAGATTATCTTTCAGTGTTGAAAAAAGATTTTTATTATTGTTTTCTATGCATTCAATATCTTTATCTAAATTTAGAATTTTTATCTTTCTCTCTTCAATTTCTTCATTGTTGTTAGTTTCAAGAGTATTAATAAAGTTTTTTTGCATGACTATCTTTTCATTAGTCATATTTTTTTTATTATCAATATCTTTAATCTTATCACTAAGTAATTTAACCTTTTCCTTCAAGATAGTATTCATTGAAGAAAATACTTTTATGTCCAAAAGGTCTTCTACGATTTCCCTACGATGTGCTGTAGAAAGTTGCATAAAAGGGACAAAAGACGCACTTCCAAGTATTACAATCTGAGTAAAGGATTTATAGTTCAATTTCAATACATTCTTCTCCAACCATTCTTGCTGGTCGTTGCTGGATGCAAGTTGGTCTAAAAGAACATTATTTTTATAAATCTCAAACAATGCTGGTTTGATACCTCTTCGTATCTTCCAATTATAACCAGAAGTATCAAACTCCAATTCAACTAAACATTCTTTCTCATTAGTTGAATTAACTAACTGATTTTTATTAATCTTTCTAAATGCTTTATTAAAAAGCACAAAACAAAGAGCATCAAGAAGTGTAGATTTCCCACTTCCATTGACACCCATAATCAAAGTTGTTTTATAATCGGTAAAACTTAATTCTGTAAAGTTATTTCCAGAAGATAAAAAATTACGAAATCGAATTTTCTGGAATATAATCATCGTCTCTTGGGGGAATCACAAAGTCATTTTTAGTAATTATAGCATACTTATAGTCATACATGTCACATGTCTTTACTGCTACTTCTGGGTCAACCTCAACAACAGACATTTCTGGATAATCTTCTGCCTCTAGCAATCCACCATATCTAATTGCATCGTCTTCTTCTTCAAAGAAGTACACTACCTGTTCACCATCATCGTCTTGAACAGCATATGCTCCCTCATCTTCTAATCCGTTGATTGCTAGTATAAACATAACCCTACAATCATCATTACAAATATTTATTTAAGTAATTCACTACTCAACCTCCATTGCTTCTAAATAAACATCTTTGATAATTTGTTTAGCAATCTTTTTATCTAAATCAAACTCAGACTCTTCTATATATGAATTCAGTATGGAAAGAGTATCCTCAACATCATAGTCTTGATATTGATAATTACTATCATCAATATCCAAAATTTCAGATATTTTAAGATCTAATGGTTTCATTGATAGTATCTTGTCAAGAAACTTATCGTATTGCTTTTGGTCTTTTTTGTTTTGAACTATTAGTTTTACAAATTTATCCCTCAAATCAAATTTATCAAGTTCATTTAAGTCAGAGTCTTTGTAATAAATTTTTTCAAAGATATTATAAGTATTTGGAATATGTTTTAATTTCAATGTCTCGGTATCAAAGATATTAAATCCCCTAACATCATTACAATCATTCCAAAACATTTGGTATGGATTTCCAAGATAAAAAATTTTTCCATCATCACTACGAGTATGGTAGTGACCAGAAAATACCCTAGTAAATTTTGAAAAAATTGATTTATCTATTCCATTTGGTTGCGTCTGTCCAGGAAAAACTGGAAACCCATTCAGTTCTAGATGACCAAAAACAATTTTTGCTTTTGTAGATTTAATCATCGAATAACTTTCTTCTTGATTATCAGCACAAATCCAGGGAAGAAATAAAAAATCCAGTTCACCAATTCTAAATTCCATTGGTGAAGAAATCTTAATGATATTCGAATATTCATTCAACAAAATATTAATAGAATTTACTTCATTAGTATTTTTATAATAAGTATCATGATTTCCAACAATGGAATAAACTGTAATGCCATACTCCAAGAACTTATCATATACATTTTCCTTTGCCCAATCTAATGCCCAATAATCGACACCCTTACGACTATCAAAAGCATCTCCACAATGTATTACGGTTTTGATATTGTGTTTTTTTAGATATGGAAAAAAAATATTACTATAAAATTTTGCAAAATACTCATGAAAATTTTTATTTGCTTTCTTAAAGTTATAATGAGTATCTGTAATTAAAGCAACCTTCATTGATAGAGTTTCATCTGAATATTATCCTTAATGGTATTATAGTCTGAAGAGTTATAATTGTCACCATCCACTGAGAATACCTCATCGTATCCAGACTTCTCAATAATCTTTTCTTTGATTTCCATTTGCTTCTTCTCTTTGTGTATTCTTCTCAAGAATGCGTAGTAAACAATCTGAGTAAAATAAGCAAATGGATTTGTTCTATTAGTATCAAAATTATTGATATAATGTACACAATTTTCCACACCATCACTAATCATATCCTCACGGAACATGTAATTAACAAAATTAGGACGATAAGAAAGGTGAGTGGCAATCTTCAGGAAACAATCACCAAGATAATTTGATATTCTAGGAGCAGGTAATCCCTTCTTCTTTGCCATGTCAACTTTTTGCTTATGCTCAATCAGAGCAATATGAAAATCCTTATTGTTTACATAATGTGGATTTTTGCTTTCTTTAACCATTAAATTTTTTTTATTTCTGTATAAAGTATACACCTATTATCAAATGTTGACAAGAGTATCCAATGATGTGTATAATGAGTCTGTGGACTTTGATAGTTAATATAGGATTTAATATATTAAAAGTCCCTATAGAGTTTCTCTAGGGAAATCCTTGCTTCAGAAATAGACTTTAAGTACCCCATTCTTTCAGACGGTTTTTTGTCTAAATGGGGTTTTTTATTTTTTTTATTTAAGTACTTATTGTACATAAAAAGCATATCTTCATCTGTTACTTCTGAGATCGTAATGATTCTATCCATATTCATTACAAACATAGTGTCATCAGTATATTTAATCCATGGATTGATTTTAATTCCAGATACTCCCATTTGCTTTACATTAAATGTTTCAATAGTTACTGGATTATCTAAGAGAAGGATTGTTCTATCTTCTTCTTCACATGGACAAACTTTTGAAAATATTTCTTCACCAGATATTAATTTAATTACTGCGTAGAATTCTTCTTCCATTTTTACTATCCTCTAAAATTAATTTGTAGTACTTCATAATTGAAATTTTCCTCGTTATAAATTTTAATTCTTTCAATCAAGTGATTAAGTGTATAATTCTTCTTAGACTTATAAGTGATGTCGTCTGCAATATCGTAAAGAACTGCTTGGGTTTTATTATCACCTTTTCTTAGGACTCTTCCAATCGATTGTAAATTTCTAACTCTCGATTTAGAGGGTGATGCAAAAACTACGTTATGTAAGTTTTTAATATTAATGCCAGTTGAGAATGTTCCGTAAGATGCTACAATGATCGCATTATTTTCTTTCTCTGTAATTTCTCTTACTTTTTCTCTTTCTTCTGCAGGAACTCCACCGTAGACAAAAAATACTTGTCTACCTTCTTCTACTGATTTATTTATTAAATTATAAATTGGTTCACCATGAGTCTCTACTCTATTAAACAAGATAAGAGAATTTCCTTTTAAATCTACTGCAAGATTTTTGATAAAGTTATTTCTTTTATCATGTCCAATAATGTATTGAATTTCGTCCTCATATTCACTAAATTGATGCTCATCATGCTTCAATAAAAGAACTTTAATTTGAAGTTTTGATAAATGCCCCTTTTCAATAAGGTCTTTAGTTTGAGTTACTTTATATGATGGACCAAATAATCCTTCTAATACCCATTTATGAGTTTGGGAACCGTCTAACGTACCAGTAAATCCAAATCTATACTTAGCATTATCCATCTTGGTCATAATACTAACTAAAGATTTTGATTTAAAAAGATGTGCTTCGTCACCAATTACAACATCAAATGGGTCAAACCATGACCTAGGTAATTTGTAAATAGACTGCCAAGTTGTAATTACAACATTCTTATCTGAAACCTTTT